CACCGCAGATTGTCGTATTGCTGACTTTGCGACCCATTACCCAACCGCCGTCTCCGAAAGGTAGCTTGACGGCGGATAGGCATTGCTTGGTCAGCTCTTCCTGTCCCGAGTGAGCTAACCGCTGCGATGATATTGCTCCCAACAATTCATCGCAGCTTTGGGCATAATCAAGGCCATCTATCGGTTCAACCCTAATACCAGCAGGCGCTAATCTAGCCGCCACCGCTGACGCAGTTCTAGCTGAATAGGCAACGAGCTGCACTGGGTATTTTCTAAACCATTCGGCAACATCATTAGCCATTGCTTTGTCATCAAGATTGGCTGGGTTATGCCAAGTCTGTAGCAGTATTACTTGGAACTTATCGCCTAGCAGTCTTTGGCTAGCCACTAACGCAGCTTGCTTCCTGTCAGGACTCAGATCAATAGCTAGCCAAGTATCAGCTTCAGGGTTAAGTCGCAAGCCCTCAACTTTGCAATTTTGCCATTGGCTTGGATTAATAACTGGGTTAATGGTATCGACCCATTGGCACAGGACTTCTGTGCGCACAATATCCTCGGGGTCTGATAAGACTGCTCGAATATTATCTGGATGAACTGTTAGGCCAAGGGATGGGTTGGCTTGGCAGACACCTAGCCAGAAAGTTGGCGAGTTATCAAATTTAATGCCGGTCGGAGCAGACCATTCGAACCAACCAATATCGTCATTACCGCCAAAGATGGCGGCCATTGCTCTTTCTCTAAGTTTATTTAGCACAATACTGTGCTGATCACCAGCATTGCTATAAACCCATATTTGAGGATTGGCTGAAGCCATTTGCGTATATCGCAGAGCAGACCAGACATCTTCATCTTTGTATTCTCTTGCTTCGTCTAGGTGTATCGTTTCTGGAGCTGCAATGCCTCGACCAGCAGAGTTATTTGCCCTTACAATATATCGGCGGCCTTCCGTAAATTGCAATTCTTGAAATCCTTTGCTTTCTAGCTTCTTAGTAAATTGAGCAGCTAGTCTGGGGTTTTGTTCAATAATTCCATAGATCTTATAAAACAATTCTGCTGAAGTAGTCAGCTTATGCGCCGTATGCACTTGCAATTTTTCCTTCAATACATAGATTCTAAATAAAATTTGAAGCGCCATAAAGGTAGATTTACCCTGCTGACGAGCGCAAAGCAAGGTGACTACTGGGTGAGCCCATCGGCCGTCAGGTTTATATTTTAAGGTGTGATGAGCCAGCCATTGCTGCCAAGGCATTAAATTAAATCCAATTTCCTCGCAAAATTTGATCATTTGCTCGCCATAAGAGGGCAAATTATTAAGTTTAGTGTGTATTCGCGGTTCTGGCACACCTCGGTAAGCCGATTCGTCCCGAAGGCGGACAATCTCTCCCAGTTCCGCCATTGCGATTTCTTTCATTCCAGATAATGCCTAGCCGAGCCATTTTCAGGGAAAATCTTCCCAATGGGGGTCGTGGGTCTGCTAATGCGCTCAAAAAAACTGGGGGTCATACGATCGCGCTTAGAACTATTGCATTGAGAGCAGCAGGCTACCATATTAGAAGCTTCATCAGTTCCACCCTTACTAATCGGTATAAGGTGATCAACAGTGTTGGCTTCTTGACCGCAATAGTGGCAAGTATTGTAATCGCGTTGCAGCACTTGCAATCTAGTCTTTTGATAATAAGTTGAGTTATATCTTTTACTCAATGCCAGCCCCTCGTCTCTAGATGATGGAGTGCAGCGCAAGCGCCACCATCTTTATATCTGTGTCTTATGTATTTGATATGTGCATCTATCTGCTGCTTAGGGCTGAGGTCTCTATACCAAGTAGAACGCATCTGACCAAGCCCATAATGCGATCCATTGCGAGCCTTGGGATTCCAATTACTTTCCTTAATTATCAGCCAGTTATAACATTCAAATTCTGACCAATCCATTTTATTATAAGCATAGAGCTTTAGATTCATATCTGCTTTTAATGATTCAATAGATAGCAGCTGGAAGGCTAGTAGCATCAGCGAAAGGCAATAGGCTGGGCCTACCTTCGCTAAAGGGCCAGCTATGCGCCCGCGCTTTGGCGTTATGGTAATGCACTTGTCAAATATTCTAAGCATTGGATTACTCCTTATCTCATTATTTGGACAACTTTTATTACTATTTACTCTAACTCCCATATTTTCTTAAATTCTAACTGGCCTGATTCAAACGCGTTTTTCAGCGTTTCCTTGCCGTCTAAATGAAACTTAGTAACCAGATAGGGCTCAGCTGTATCCCCAACTAGCCACTCAATTCTTTCACCATTTGGATCAATGACATCAACACCATTAATGTAATGGAACTTATCCAATATTGCATCGATTGATGATTCTCTTACTGTTTCAACTATCTCGCTTGGGATATTTGCTTTAACCCATTTGACAAATTCTTTATCGTTTTTGACTGTCCACTTAAATTTAGGCTTACTGGTAGTTACATAGGCAATCACATCATCGCCGTATTCAGCCTTTACGCGATCTGCACCTATTTTGTCCATCTCGGTCTGTAATGCAGCTCTTAGCCTATCTTTCGCTTTTTTAGCCTCATCAGCTATCAGACTCACCGCTGCTAGTTCCAGACTCAATTCCTTGATTCCCATTCCTACGCTCCCTTTCATTTGCCCTTCTTAATCGAGTCATAAGTGATTCAACATTTATGCCAGCATCTCTGGCAATAAACTCTTCATCAAATCCCCAATCCATCATTTGACGGATATATTTAATAGAGTGGGGCTTGCTCATCGTAAGGCCTTTCCATAGTCGCATTGCCAGTCCAATATTTTACGCTGATTTTCTCAAAACCAGCTGCTAGACGGCATATACGACACTTAGCGGCCTTCATCTTCCAACCACCGCATTGAGCGCACCGGACAATATCGTCCTCTTTGCTTGTAACGCGATCAGATGGGTAAATAATTCTTTGCACAAAGCACCTTTGACACTCGACGAGCCAGACTTCCTCTGGTGCATCTTCAATATTGCTTGTCTCATATTTATGCAGCTCAATATGCGGCGTGACTAGCTTGCAAGCTGAGCAGATAAATGGATGAGCATCACTTCTCATTTTTGAAATACCCAATGCCCATCTGCGCCAATGCGCATCCACTTAGCAGCACATTGCTCGGCTTTATTCTTTTTGGCGCACACCCAACCTCGATATTCCTTGCCATCTTTTGTGCCAGTCTTTAGCACCATTGGCCCACATTGACCTGTTGGACATAATGGCATCTCATCAATTACATCAGCGCCCAACTCTTTCGCTAATTCGCTGACATCCCAGACAATTGGCTCAGGATCATTCGGACGCTGCTCTTTTATGAATTCCGCAAGCGCTGGCTTAGTCGTTTCAATTGGCTTTTTTGGCGATTGACTGACTTTTGCAAAGTAGCCAGCGAGATTAAGTGCGCGTCCCAGCGATCCAGTCTCTGCCAGCTCGAGAGCGTATTGCTTTGACTTAGACTCAGAGGATAGACCTGTCGTCCAAGGGTGAGCGTCAGCTTCAGTCCGATATAACTCAGTTTTAATGATATAGACATCGCAATTAGCGACAAGCGACTCTGCCAATATATGAGTTTTAATTCTGTAGTCGGGGTAAGCATTTATAAACTCCTTTAATCTATCTTGAACACTTACATAATCGTCAAGGTAATTCGACATCTAACTTCTCTCTCCCTGCGAAATCATTTATCGCATCTTCTAACTGTTCTTTCAATGAATAAAATGTGCCATCTGGCCAGTTTTGTGCTTCATTGGCGCAAGGCTGGCAATAAAACCTGACCTGTGCTTTGCGAAGCGGTGTCTCGCTTTGAACTTTCCAGACTGCTGGTGTTGTAGCTCTTATATCCCAGACGCCTTTATTTTGTCCCCAGCGATATTTGCAGTAATCGCAGTATTGGTTCTTATTATGATTGCGAGTCAGACTCAATGTCGTCCCAATCTTCTGGTGTAGCAAATCGGCATCTAGCCAAGATAGCGGCATATCCAATGAGATCGAGATACGAATCCTCGCGCTCTGGACTTTCCACCATTCTTGAGAGCTTTGTCGCAATAGCAATAAGCGCCAATTCAGATGGGTCTCTGAGCTGAACACCGAGGGCTGACGCGATTTTGTAAATGCGTAAAAAATTGTGCCTCGGGTCGCCATACTCAATCCCTCGGTCGAATAAGGTAGAACCAGCATCGTCGAGCCACTCACTTAATGATCTCTGTGTATCGGACACTTGACCTGCCTCTCTTATAGCCTTCATTAAAAGCTTTGGCTTTGGCTGAAGTAAATAAACCCCAAAGGTAAAGGCCGATAAATGGAACGCCAATAATTATTCCCACTATTGCTTCGTCAGATAAATTAGGCAACATCTGCACTCACCCCATATTTATCTAACCAATATGCTGATATTTCAGCCTTCGATAAACGGCCTCGCAGCTGCTTTTTGCCCATCCGCTCTTTAGCAAATCTTCTTATTATTGATCCCTTAACCCAATTTGTCTCATCAGTCCAAGCCCCTGCTTGAGAATCAAATCGAATAAGAGCTACTTTATTTATCATTTTGCTCCCTAATCTCTAAACCCTAAATGGATTTAGGTAAATAGATTAAGGCCGTAAATAGATTTAGACAAGTAATAAGTCGGCGAGTCGGATGTCTAAATATCCAGCTAGTCGCTCATTGGTCTCTTTGTTGCCAAAATCGGTCGTAATAGGCAACCTCTTTAATAGCCACTCAGGCTCGTTTATAGCCCCTAAATCGAACTGGTATATCCCTTTAGGTGTGGCATTGATGTAAAGGGTCTTAGAGCCCGTTCTAGCCCTTATATCGGCTAGATAATCCCACTTGTTCTTCTCAATCAGCAAATTGTCGTAGTGCGTCCTACGGCATTTAAGCTCCAGAAATGCGTTATGAGTTACGCCATCTGCTCGGTCGGTCGCTGATAATGGCATCAAGTCTGGATAAAGCGACTTGAGAGCCTCGAAGAGTTCAACCTCTCGAAAGTAGATTAGTTGTCCTCTTCTCCGTCTTCCCAACCAATCTTTTTAATTGGGTCATCGGCAGGGACTATCCAATCGGGATAAGAGCTGCGATCCATTGCAAAAGCCAAGGCAGTTCCTTCATCCATCCCAGCCCTGCGACAAGCCTTATAAACTTCATTGGCAGCGATAGCCCAGAAATCAAGTTTAATTAATGGCGTTTCTTTGGTAGTGCGCCGTCTCTTAGGTCGCTTCTTACTTACGCGCTTTCGCGTTGCCATTTCTGACCCCTCTCGCTAGGGCCAATTCTAACTGAGACTCCATTTTATCAAGACGCGACACTATTGGAATATTTTCCAATTTAATTATGTAGCGCAAGCCAGCAATCAGTAACCCGATAGATCCTAGAACCGAGGCCATAAATGCTGCAACGGAAGTTGCTTCCATTATCG